ATACAATAAACATTGCAGAACAATATGGTAGTGAAGCTGACGGAGCGGGAGGAAATTATAAGATTGAATCAGGATCTATTACAGTAAATGCAGGCCAACAACGTTATGATTTAATGGCAGATGTTTCATCTTCATTAAATGGTTCAGAAGCGGCTTACATTAAGAGGATATACCATTATGCCCCCGCTGCAATTAATAGATACTTTGACCCCTATGCAGGTACAGGAACAGGAATTCAATCATTAATGCAGTCATTTGGATTTGGTAATATGTCACCAGGTGTTAACTTTATGATGATGCCTATGTATTATGACGTTTTAAAATTACAAGCAATTGAATTAAATGATTCAATTAGAAAATCGGCATACCATTTTGATTTAGAAAACAACAGATATTTAAAATTATTCCCCATACCTCGACAAAGTTACAAATTACATTATGAGTATGTTTTAAAGTCAGTTGCTAATAACCCAGTAAAAGACACAACAGGTGGTGTAACTAACATGTCAAATGTACCTTACACTAATCCAACATATAAACTTATAAATGAACCAGGAAGACAATGGATTCGTAGATATGCTTTAGCATTAGCTAAAGAAATGTTAGGTAGTGTAAGAGGTAAATATCAATCGGTTCCAATTCCAGGTTCTGACACTACATTAGATTTTTCAAGATTATTAAGTGAAGCAATATCTGAAAAAACCGCTTTAATTGAAGAACTAAAAACATTCTTAGAAGAAACAACCCGAGTTAAACAACTTGAAAGACAAAATCAAGAAGCACAATTAACACAAGAAACTTTCTATAAGGTTCCTTACCCAATTTACATAGGATAATGATTAAATTAACTAAAATATTATCAGAACTTCTCAACACATTCGAAGTGACCGCTTTATTAACTTCTGATAAAAAAGTTTCTATTACGGAAATATTAGATCAAATTAGAGCTTTACAAAAAGTAACTACAGTGAGAAATGTAACTCCTCCTGAATATATGACCCAAAGTTCTTCTGAACATACTATTTTAATTTTAAAATTTATAACAAGAGGAGAAGCTAAACAAGACTTAGAATTTATTAAAAGTAATATTTTAACCCAGGGTAAAGACAGAACTGATTTAAGAATACCAGGTATAAAAAATTTTAAATTTAAATATGAAACTTTAAAACGAAAATAATGGCATTATTTGGGGGATCACGTGACATATCATTATTTAATACTATAAGTAAAGAACTTATAAATGACATTATTCAAACGGAAATAGCTTACTATAAATTTACTTTAGAACACACAAAAGTAAATGTGTATGGTGAAGCCCCTCAAAAAAATTACTATGAACCCATAAAAATTGCAAGTTTAATAGATAGAAGTGACCAAACATGGACATCCGATGAATTTGGACCCGATGTAAATCAAAATATTACATTTACATTTTTAAGAAAAGAATTTATTAACTTAAATTTATTTTCAGATGTAGGTGATTTAATACTTTTTAGAAATAATTTTTATGAAGTAGATGGCAGAATAGAAAACCAGTTAGCATTTGGTAAAGATCCAGATTATGCTTTATCTACAGAAACATCAGATTTTGGGGGTAATTTTTCAATTACTTTAAGTACCCATTTGTCAAGAATAGAAAAATTAAGTTTAGTTCCATTAAAAGGTGGGAAATACCCAACAACTGTAAAATCTCAAGGTGGAGAAGCCAATAAATTAGAATATTAAAATGGCAGACAATAAAAACATAAACCCAAGAAGACCTATCCCCTCAGATAGATATGATAAATTAAGAGAAAATTTATCATCAGGTTTTGCAGACAATTTCCCAGTTGAATCTTTTCCCCCTCCTAGCAATAGAGCTAATATTATTAAGGGTGACATTACTACAAGAAAAGACGACACAGTAAGAGAAGTATACATAGGTTTAGAAGATCACGATAAAGCTATAGCTTATTATTTTGAAAATATTATTAAACCTCATGTCTTAGTAAATGGAGAATTAACTAAAGTACCCGTATTATATGGTTCTGCTGAAAGATTTAAAGCGGTTCAGCAAGATGGGTATTATAGAGACAAAGAAGGTAAGATACAAACACCCCTGATTTATTTTAAAAGAAATTCAGTTGAAAAACGAAGGGATTTAGGAAATAAGATAGACGGTAATAACCCCCAATTATATTATACCTTCCAAGAAAAATATACAAAGAAAAATCAATATGATAATTTCTCTGTATTACAAAATAGAGTACCCCAAAAAGAATTCCATCAAGTAGTAATCCCCGATTTTGTAACATTAACTTACACTTCCACAATATGGTGTGATTTTATATCTCAAATGAATGGTATAATAGAATCTATCAATTATTCGTCAGACACTTATTGGGGGGATCCTGAAAAATTTAAATTTAATGCTAAAATAGACAATTTTGGAAATACAACAGAATTAAATGTGGGGGACAATAGAATAGTAAAAACTGACTTTACAATTACTTTGCAAGGATATTTAGTCCCTAAAAGTATTAATAAATTACTGTCACAAAAACCACAAAAATCTTTTAGTAAATCTACTTTTATAGTTAATAATGAAGTATCTTTAGTAAAATTAGATGGCCCTACATTGGGGAGGGGGTCTAGAACTGATAGAGTACCACAAGATAGGGGCGAAGTTAGAGAATTAACAAATTCCGAAGGGATAACTAATAGTCTTAATGTAGAACATTTAATAGATGGTATAGGTTTCTCAGCAATTGGTGATGATTTTATAATATTTTAAATAAAAAAAAATGGGAATAACTAGTAAAAATAATTTAAAGGGATATTTTAATAAAGGAGACAGACCCAGAGAATCTCAATTTGTAGATTTAATAGATTCATTTCTTCATCTTAATGATAATTCTTCCCCTCTAACAGCTTCATATGACATAAGTTCAAGTGGCATCATTACAGCTGAAGATATTATAATAGGAGATGATTTAACAGTTGGTGATAATATTAATTTAGGGTCGGGTGGAAAACTTAATTTTAACGGACCCTCATCAGGACAATATATTTTAGGACAAAATGATGGTATTGAAATAGTAGGAGTTATAACCTCATCTAATAATATAAGTTCAAGTGGAATAATATACGCCGCTAATATAATTATTGATAGTTTACCCACATCAGAAGCCGCAGCAACATCTAATGGATTTTTTACTTTAAGTGGGTCTCAGATACCCCTATCAGGATCTGCTGCACAACTTAATGCAATTTCTGAAAGTAAATTTGTGTTTCAAAAATAATTAAAATGTTTTATTATGAAGGTTACATGGGATAGTGCTAATATTTTATGGAATTTAAACTCATTTACATGGGATGAAGTTCAATTAGTTGAAGAAATAGTTGAAACTATTCAACAAGGAGGAGGTGTTATTGAAGATGATATGTCTTGGATGAAACCTAAAAAAAAGAAACAACTTATTAAACTTATTCTTAAAATAAAAGGAGAAACACTTACAGAATCTAAAACTAAACCAATCAAACAGTATAAAATAAAAGCTAAAGACGTAAGATTAGTAATTAAAGAGGTAAATGGTATAGAACTAACAACCGAAAACGTATCTTTTTAATATTTATTACAAAATACAAGAATGTATAAATTATTTACAGACAAAACGGAACTATTTGAGTGTAATATTTCACTTCAAGGTGCAAGTTTAAAAAAATCAAAAGCAAGATTAGTAGTCGAAACTCAAGATTATTCTTTACTTTTTAACGGTTCTATCAATTCTAATGGTAAATGTGAAATACCAATTAAAAAACTTAAAGGTCTTATAGATGAAGACACTAGTGGTAACATTCGTTTAGAGGTAATTGCCGAAGACACATTCTTTACCCCATGGGAAAGTAATTTTGAAGTTGAAACAAGTAAAAAAGTCACTGTAGAAGTAAAAACCCAAACAACCCAAAAACCAATTTTAGAAGCTAAAGCGACAATAAAACCACAACAAGTTACAATTTCAGAACGAGATCATGTGGTTAACTTATTTAAACTTCTTATAAAAGAAGACATTAACATAGATAATATATCTTACAAACGAAACGAATTAAATAATATAGTTGCTACTTATCTTAAAGAAAACACAGTTGACGACACTGAAAAAGTTATTAATGGTGTTTTAAAGA